CCATCTCTTAAATCACCTCTATTAAGTAAATCTAAAACCCTTGTAGCTAATAAGTGCTGAGTATTCCAAATATCTACTTTATTATCGTTTTCTTTTTGATTAATAACATCCATACAAAGTAAGGTAACATTAAAAGAAATAACATTGCCTTGATGTGTAGATGAGTTAATCATTATATGCGTTAAAGGAAATATAGTTCGTTTGTTTAAATCAACTTCGAATATATCTCCTTCGGTTACTGTATTGCAAAAAGGTTCTGCTAATAAAGCATCCTTAATTGTTTGTATTAAATTATATATCATATTTTTTTAGCATTTGTGATTCTATTTCTTGTTTTTCTTTTTCAAATGTTAGGAATGTAAGTGCAGCTGTGAGCCGAAGTTTCGATACTTCATCAAATCTTCCAGCATCTCCTTTAGCGAGAGCATAGAAAGAGCTATACCATCCCCATTTAGATCCGAATTGTGCTTGTCTATCATAGCTTGTACCTGTGGATTCATCTCCAAATAGTTCAGGGAAGAAATCAATAATTCGTTGCTTAAATTGTAAAAAAAAACCATAGCACCTAAAACTACATCTAAAGGCATTTGCTTCATTACATCACAGTAAGTAATACTTCCGTTGTAATCTTGTATTAAATACTTATCACCACTTTTGTCTGTTATTGGTCTGTATAATACAGCCATAGCATTGTGCATTTTATCCCACTTACCAAAGTAGTTATCTAAATCGCTAAACTCACCTAAAGTAATATCATCTAAGTTAGGTATAAAACCAAAGTTAGTATCACCCAATTTAAAGATAGATTTAAGCTTGTAATCTACACTAAACATTCTATCTAAAGTTTCTATAATTTCGTTAACGTCTTTTAAAGGCATTAAGTCAACTAACTTTAAAGGTACATTACAAAATATCTCTATCATTTTCTGCTGCACAAAATTACTTTCTGGGTTGTTCTCCATAATAGACACAAACCTTTGATATTGCTCTAAGGTAATTTCGTTTAAAGAAGTAGGTATAGTTATTTTAACCTGCATATTTTATTTTAAAAATAATTAATTAAGCTATTTGTATAAAGCAAAAAAGGTAGCCATTTCTGACTACCCTAACCAAACAAAATTTAATCTAACTAATTATGAAACTCTTTCTCTATAATGCAAATATAGTTCGCTTATTTTATCGTTTAACTCCTGGTCCTGCTTATATATTTGTTTACCTTGTATCTTACTTCCGTTTATGTTTATTTCTATCTTTACTTTGTTAATCTTTCTTTTACCTTCCATATAAAAATCTTGTAAGCATATAGGATATATTGTAATACCATTCTCTATACACCATTTAAAAGCTTCCATTCTTTTATCGTAGTCCTTTAAGTATTCCTTCAATTTCATTTGTTAGTAGTATTTGATCGGTTGTTTTAAAATAATCTCTAAGCTTAGTTAGTTCTTTTCTAGTGCTAGATATTTTAGCTTCTAGTTCTTTAACATAATACTTAGCTGCATCTGATTCGTTATCTTGGTTATTCCAAAATGCATCCTCTTTACTTGGATCGTAAATCATTTCGTGTTCTTCTGTAGGGTCTCTATAAAATGTTATCATATTCTAGCTATTTGAATTATTACATAGATTAAAACTAAATAAGCAAATGTAAGCTGTGGTCTTTTGTTCTGTAAAAAGAATTTAATAAATGTTTTCATAGTTTGTGTTTTTAATTATGGTGTAAAACTACAAACAATATTTTAAACTAAAAAAACTTTAACAAAACTTTAACATTTGAATAGCTACCTGGTACATAGCTTTCATCTTTTTAATCTCACCTACAGTTCTAGGTAAATTGATTTGTACTTCTTTTCCTGTACTATGATGTATGTAGCATTGTATTACTGCTATTATTTCGCCGTAAGTCATACTAGTAAACGTAATAATTACCTTTGTGCTTATTTTCTAATTGATAACTTACAGCATATCTTAAAGCATCTAGTAAGTGATTGTGATTATCGATAGGAGTGTTAGATTTCTTTTCTAACCAAACATAGTTATTTAACTCTTTAATTAAGTTAACTGATTCAGGTGTTATTATTAAATCGTAATCTTGTAGCAAACTTATTCCATAAGTAACAGAACCTGGTCCTTTAATTGCAGGTGTAATATTTAAACCTGATTGTGCTAACTCAGTTATTAATCTTGGTTCTGCACTATCTGCTATTATAAGTCCATCGTTAACGTATTGCTTATTTAAATTGAATATCTGCGACGTTGTAAGGTTAGGTAAGTAAAAGCATTCATTAATATAAATTCGTTTGTTAGAAACGTCTATATTGCATTCTATTAAAGTTGTTGGATCATTACTGAAACCAAAATCTTGTCCGTATATAGTTGTGCCTACGTGTTCGTACTTACCGATACTCCAATTATTAAAGATAACACCATCTGCTTTTTGTAACCATCCACCCTCGATTTGATGTTTAAACTTTTCAGGTCTGCGTTTCTTTATATCTTCTATTTGAGTTATAAAAGATTCAGATAGGTTATCTAAGTTATCTAAGTAAGTTGTATGTATATAAGTAGTATCTTGTTTAGTTGTATTGCTACCTTCTTGCACTCCTTTACTTTCAAAGAAGCGTTTATATATCCAGTGTTCTTTTGTAGTAGGGTTAAGTATTAATATAACTCTATTCTGTTTCTCTTTACTTCTTATAGATAAATCTATTTTATCGAAAGTATCTTCATCTACTAGTTCTTCTGCTTCATCTAGTACCCAAGTAGTAACACCTTGTAAAGATTTAAGGTTAGCTGTTTGATCACCACTACTTGTTTTAATTCCTTTAAATAATATCTTGCTACCGGTTCTTAGGTTTACTATTTCTTCTTTCGTTATATGGAAGTCGTTGTTTAAACCTAAAGTATCTATCTTATCTATAAACTCAGGTATAATAGAAATATAAGCAGATGTTAAAGTATATCTTGTAAATAGTATTGTGTGTCCTGCTTCATAAGTAAGCATAGTTAGTAGTAGATTCACTGAGTAAGATTTACCAGATCCTCTACCACCTGTAACTACAAAATATCTACTATCGGCTTCACCAATAACTCGATACTTGTTATTTATTTGAATCATTAAATGTGAATAGATTTCTAAAGTCAATATTAAACCCTTCGCTAGAATTAATATCGATACTTTGGTTTGGTTTTCCTAAATAGTATTCTAAGAATAATTGTGCTGCTTTTATATCTTGTTTAGTTACTGCTTTAGAGTGTACCATTTTAATAACTGATATTACATCTTCTACAGTTGCAGCTTGTTCTAATGCACTACGGTATTCGTTCTTTCTTTTATCAGCTCCATTTGACTTAGTGCTATTACCACCATTGAACTTTCTTTTGTCTATCTTTTCCATATCAATAAAAATCAACTATTGTTTATTTAAAAATAATATAAATAGCTAATTGTTAAATCTATTTGCAAGTATCTTTCTATATAAATCGTTTACTGATTCTTTATTACAACCTCTATTATAGTAGAAGTTCATCACTCTTTTTATTCTTTGTAGATCTGATTGCTTTTGTTTTTCTTTTGCTGTCATAACTTTTCTATTTCTTGTTTAACTTCTTGCCAATATATTTTTGCAATTGGATGCGTATAAAATTCATTAATTATTTCTTCAACTGCTATTAATGCGAATTGTTTTGCAAAGCTAATTGTATTCATTGGAATTGCATTGTAATACTTTAACATTAATTCTCTAGCTTTATCATTTGGTTTCATAATCTTATTTCTATTTTTTGTGTTGAACAACTCATTTTATGTGCTCCATTAAATTGATGGCATTTACTACAATATTCCCAATACATACTACAATTAATAGCATCTTCTTCTCTATTAGGTATTAAGTAAGATTGTCTATAGTTATCAGGTGTTGCTTTAAACCTGTAACAAGTTTCTTTTGATTTACAAAGTGTATCTCTACACATAGCTATATCTGCCATAATTTAAATATTAAAATTCCTATTGTTATTATTATACTCCAAGAAATTATCTCTACTATTCTTTGTTGTTGTTTATTATTCATATTTTAATCTTCTTTTAGTTCATCAGCTAATTCTAAAATAGCTCTTTTAAATTGTTGCTCGTTAAAGGTTGCTTGTATTAATAAACCTTTAAATAGTTGTAGGTATTCGTCAAGCGTTACATCGTCGTGTTCTGTTTCAACTATGTACTTGTATCCGTAGTTTTCTAATTGTAGTTTCATATCTTACTTTTTTAATAGTTTTTTAAAATGCTGTATAAATTCATATTCTGTAAATGGTTTATTTTCTTTATCAAATGTCCACATTCTAAATATTTTTTCTTTTGATTTTTCTTTATAAATCATTTTATAAGAAGTAATTTCTTCTTCTTTAAGGTTTGGTAATAATATTGTAGCTTTTTTAATTTTAATATCAATTATTTTCATATCTTAAACTATTTTGTGTCCGTTAATATTATATCCTTTCTTTACTGCTATTGATATTACAGGTAGTTTAACTTTTAAAAATGTAGCTGCTTCTTTATAGGTAGTAAATGTATAGAATTCTTTTTCTGGTGATAGTATTGTTATTGTTTTTCTTTTCTTGTTTTTTATCTTACCATCGTAGTTATTATCTATTATAGTTTGTAAGCAAGTGAAGTCATCTTTATCCCATTGATTATACTGTTTGTCCCATAAATAACATTTAGGTTGTTTGTATAGTATATCTATTACTTCATAAATATTATAGTTATTCATATCCTGCTTCTTTTTTAAATATTTTTAATAAATCTTTTATTGTTTTATAATAATAATCTTCAGGAGTTGTTTTTAGTTTTAACCAATCAGCAAACTCAATAGCAAAATCATCTTTAGATATATATTTGTCTATCTTTTCTCCTGCTAATAATTGTATTGATTCACTGTATTTGTTAGCTAAGTCTTTATCGTATTCTATAATATCTTCAAATACATTAATAGCGTGTAAAACTGTAGCGTGGTTTTTGTCTAAAGTATCTCCTATCTCTTGTAATGAATAACCTCTATCTCTTAATAGTTTGTAGTAAATCATTCTAGCTTCTATAAACTCATACTTTCGTGTTTTAGTTGTTATATCTACTCCTGTTACTTTTTGTATTGTATTTAATATCTTAGTTTTTATTTCTTCTTTAATCATTTCTTAAATTTTAATCTTATTTTACTTCCTAATTGTTTTGCAAATACAGTTAAAGTTATAAAAGATACTATTTCAATAGCTCGATAGATACCAGCACAAACTTCGTAATCTTCTACGGCTTCATACTCTGTAATAATATCTCTTAGTTCATCTATTGTAGATCCGTTTTCAAGCTCATACAAAGCTATTTTAAAGTGTTCTTCTATTCTTTCTTTATCCATTATAATATTCCTCTTAGTACATATTGGTCTAAATCTACTCCTTCAGTTTGAAAGAAGTATTTATAGTTACTAATACCTTGCTTAAACTTTTCTTCACCTCTAGCGTAAAATTCATCACTACATTCAAATATAGCTATATCTAAACTACCTTTATCTATTGCAATAAATACAAAGTTATCTACACCAAACATTTCTTTATATAACCAAGCTTGTAAATCGTAACTATATTTATCTGCTGAGTATCTAAAATCTTTTATACCTGTAGTAGTTTTTAAATCTATAATAGTATTGCCTTTTAGTATATCTGCTTTTGCTCTAATTGGTATACCATCTATCATAGCTATTTGTGGCACTTCAAATTCTGCTTTAGTCAAGTATTCTTTTACTGCTTCATTTCTAAACAAAGCGTCTGTTAATCTTTCTGCTGCTTTTAGTTCACTATTAGTATAAACTTCTTTACCAGTTTCTTTTGCTAGTTTATATTCTTTACTTGCTTTTGTAGCAGCTTCTACAAATACCATATCGTCTAATTTATTTGGCTCTAATACCATTGTATGGAATAGTTTACCATCTCTTAAAGCTTGTGTTTCTCCTGATCCGTATTTAGTTGTAAAGTAATAAGTTTTAGGAGAAGATAATAATGTTTTAATACTTGAACTACTTAAAGCGTTTTTACCTAAGTAATCATAGTAAAAACTATCATCGTACATATTATTTAATATTTCTTCTTTATCCCAAACTTTGCCATCAAATGTAGTTATCATATTATCTTATTTTAATGTTATTTAATAATTGTTCTGTTTCGTCCATTTGCAAAGCGTTTCTAATTTCTTGTGCATACATATCACTTAAATCAAATTCTTTGCTTAAAGCAGCTATAATATCCATTAAATTAGCTACTAAATAAACATCTTCTCTAGCTTCCGATAAAGCTAATAATTTTTCTAGTTTTGTAATAATTTCTTGCTTGTTCATAGTGTTTGTTTTTAAATTATATACAAATATAAAACTTCTATTTTAACTACAAAACTTTTTAACAAATATTTAACAAAAAAAAGGAAGCTATTTGCTCCCCTTAATTTGTGCTATACAAATACTGTATCGTTGATCTTTATCTGGGTATTCTTCTACCATTATATCATCAATCATACATCTTTGTATAAACTCTTTTTCTTTTTCTTCTGGTTGTGGTGTTGGTATTGGCATAGTATAAATTATTTATTGTTTTCAATCCATTCAGCTTGTAATCTTTCGTAGTGGTCTATTTCTCTTTCTAAGTAATCTAATGCTTTTCTTAGATCCTGTAGTTCGTTATCTTTCTTTCCAGCTCTAGCTAGGTATTTAATTATATTACCTCTATTGAAATTTAAGTTATAATCTTTAATAAAATCTATTACATCATAACCTTTATTATTTTCGTAATGTAATTGCGTTGCTCTTGTGTCTACTTGTCCCATTATTCTATTCTTAAAAATTCAGATTCAGTATATTCTAAAAACCATTCTTTGTTAGTTTCGTACTTTTCTATAATAGCTTCTAACATTACTAATTCATCAATAGTTTTAGTTGCTAGTTTGTGTACTAAACTTTCTATTTTTCTTTCTATGTTTAAAAGCATTTCAGGTTCTGATTTATGCATCTTAACATATTCTTCACTTACAATATGCTCTAGGTCTTTATTTAAAGAGTTAATTCTATTCTTTAAACTTTGTCTGTATTGTGTGGTGGTTTTTAAATTATCGTTAGCTTCTAAAAGTAGCTGCCCTAAGATAATTGATTTTAAGTATTCTAGTTGTATTATATTCATATTTCTTTTAAAATGTTTTCAGGTTGTATTTTTAAATAAGTTACTTCTTTTGTTACTTTGTATCGTAAACTAAAGTGCGTAGAAGCAGGGTTTTTATTGTTAGTTTCCCAATCAGGTTTTACCATTAGTAAATTCCAAAAGTAAACACCCCTTGGAGTAGAATTAACATAAATAGG